TAGCTCCTTTAAGTGCTACGCAAAAATCTCAAGCTTTTTATGGTACTACGGCAGCTACGGGGCTAAGTGGGGCTATAGTAACAGGCACTGTTGTTAATTTAACTTATTCAGCCAATAATCTTGCTGGCTATACAGATTTTAACGCTTCTGATTACATAAAAGCACCTAATAAAAATAATTTAACTAGTAGTGTAACCTTAAATGGTACTTTTCCTGGTAAAAGCTATAATGGTGCGCCTATTTTAGGAGTTGGATTAGGTGATTATGTAGGTACTGGTTATAACCAAACAACTAGTATCACGGTTAACATAGGCGGTATATCTTGCGACCCTCCAAACCAAAAATTAGATATTATAACTTTTAAGTATGGGTACAATCAGACTTCAACAGAACAAGTACTAGATACCGTAACTGTCTCTAATGGTTATTTTAGTTACTCTACTTCTGACACTTGGCAACCAGGCTTTGGTAATGCTAGCTACTATTTAGTTCAAGCAAATCCTAACAATACGGGGTTTATTAGAGTTGATTGGGGTTCCACCTCTAGTTTTACTACTATAGATGCCGCTCCTATTATAATATAGTACTCAAGGAATTTAAATGGCTATTTTAGATGCAAAATCTTACATAGATTTAGGGGGTTTAATTACCCCTAATAATATCAAAAAGGAACTAACTAAGTTTAGTACTGATATTCTTTTTACTCAAGTTGGCTTGGGCGAAGGGCCTGTGTATAGAATAAACCCTAATGGCCCCCAAGATATTCGTATTGATAATAAGTTTATTGATGATTTAATTAATGAATATGATCAAGCTGACCCTTATGTATTCCAGTATAAAACTACTACAGGGCTAGTTAGTCAACCCCCTTTAATACCTTTTGGATTAAATACTAACAATCCTATTAGATTTACAACTCCTATCGCTTTAAAAGCAGGGCAAATTAACGGTATAGCTACAGATATACCCGAAGCTAATGTACTATTTTTCCCGACTACAGTACTAAGTAATTCTACGCCTATAGATACTATAGTTTTAAAATTTATGATTAATAAACTATATAGAGCTTCAACTGATAATGACAGTACAGAAGGTAATAAGCCTCAAAGGTTAGATCTACGAGTACTTATACACCCGAGAAATGAGGTAGCGGATATAGATAACTATTTAGTTTCCATGCAAAGAAGCTTTAGTGAGGTTATAGAATTTAATACTCCTCTTGATATTCCTATTAGTATTCCGGATGCTGATTTAACTACTGATGGTTATAGAGTATCTATATTTAAAGCGTCAGATGATTCTAATAATACTGCTATAGCTTCGGATGTGTCTTTTCTTGGGTTTGATGAGGTTACAAGAGCTGCGTATTCCTACCCAAGAACAGCTCAGATAGGTTATGCGCTAAAAGCTACTAATTTTAGAAGTGAAGTACCTGCTTATTCATCTCTTATTAAGGGTCTTATAGTAAAAGTACCTAGTAACTATAACCAACCAATATTAGCTAATGGCGAAGTAGACTGGAGAGAAATAGAAGTAACGGACCCTTCTTCTGCTGGCTATGTACTTCAAGATGCCCCTACTACAATAGGTATTGATCCTAACCCGATAATATATAAAGGTATCTGGGATGGTACTTTTAAATATGATTGGACTCAGAATCCGGTATGGATATTATATGATTTATTAACTAACACAAGATATGGGTTAGGTATTTCTGAAGAGCAGATAGACAAATTTAATTTTTATAGAGCAGCACAATTTTGTGACGCTGTAGATCCTAATACGGGACGTTTTGATGGGGTATTGAGCTATGCAGATGGTACTTTTAGACATAAACCTATGGGCTCTTACACTTCAATGCTAGAAAATCAGGTGGGATTGCCTTCTTCAAGTATTGTGTTAGAAAGAAGATTTATTGCAGATGTGTTAATTGCTGTTAGGTTAGAAGTACTTGACATAATAAGTAAGTTAACTAACAGTATGAGATCTATTCTAACTACAAATGCTAATAAGATAAGCTTGATTGTTGACTATCCTACTAATGTTGCTGAACATCTATTTACAGATTCAAATATTCAAAGTATTGAATTTTCAGGTATAAGAAAAGAAGATATAGTAACAAATGTAGAAGTAGTATTTTTTGATGGTGCAAGTAATTATGAAAGGGAAGTTATCTTAGTAACAGACCCTGAATTAGAAAATTTACCTGTAAGAACAATGTCAGTAGAATTATATACTTGTACTAGAAGAAGTCAAGCACAACGATTTGGGCAGTACCTTTTAGCTAGTTCTAAATATTTAAGAAGAAAAGTTAGTTTATCAACTAATGCTACCTGTGATGATTTACAACCAGGTGCTATCGTAGCCATATCTACTCAAACCGCTAGGTTAAACTCTGGTTATAACGGTATTATTCAAGAAGCTTCTATAGGTACTGAGCCTATTAGACTACAGCATATAGGTTTTCCTTCTATATCCGAATCATTTTTTACTGCAAATAGTAATCCTTTAGTACTAAGACACTTCAGTAACAAGAGTAATAAAAATGAACTTTACCTTTTGAGTAATACAGCTTATGATGTACAAAATACGGGTAATTCTTTTAATGGTTTTGATTATATTGAGGTATCTCCTACTAGTAAATGGGACTATAATATAAGTACTTTTGTACCTTTTACTTCTTTTGATACTTTTAATAACCCTGAATTAAATGATGTGTGGTCTTTAGGAGAAATAAATCCTACTAGCATCTCCTCTACTAATTCTGATAAATTATTTAGGATAGATACTATATCTATGCAAGAAGATGGTACTTACGATATAACAGCTACAGAACACGTTAGTAACGTATATATTGATAGTGAAACAGTTATTAACTACCAACCAACTCCGGGCAGAGTTATAGTTAATGCTTTTATCCCCCCACCACCTCCTATAGTATCTATAACTACTACTCCTATAGTCACTTCGGCAGGGGCCGTTACTACAGTTATTAATTTTAACTTTAGTACTTCTGCAGGCTCAGCATCTGTTCTATCAGCCTTTATACCTTCTTTTAACATTGTCCCCATACTCGGAGTTGCTATATGAAATCTATAAAATTAATAGTCGCCAATACTCAGCCTTTTATCGGGCAGTCTGGAGTGGCCGTATTAGGGAAGAACGGTTTTGAGTCGGTTCTTGGGCAGGTAAAGCCTTTAGTAGTAGATACCGCTTTAAACTCCTCAAATATTGTTTTTACTGTTTCTAACTTACACTTACTATATGATGATAATTTTAATTGTCATTTGTTAGAAGCCAGAGATGCCCCCCAGTTAGTTTCTTTAGTTACTAAGATACCAGATAATTTAATAACATTAAGTGTAGACTCTAAAAGCTACTCGAATACTGCCGGTAAACTAGCGGGATCTGTAGGGCATCAATCTACTTTAAGTACTTTGACTGCAAATATAACTTCTTTTGATATCTCTGCTAATACTATTAGTGTAGATTTTAATGATTCTTCTGTTGCTTCGGCTATAAAAAATAAACTACTTCCTACTCCTTTTTACGTAAATTTAAATCAAGTAATAAATAAAGATATACCTGGAAAAACTTATTATATTACTGGAGATACTAGACTTATTAATAATGTGCACAGCGTTGCTAATCAATCTGGGACTGCTATATTACCTTTAAATATTGATGCCCCTAATAAAGGCTTGATTTCTACTTATATAAATGATTCTTATAGTAAAACTGATAGTTTACAGTATAGTTATAATATTGGGGAATTTTTTATAACTCATAATATAGCAGCTTCAGATATCATAATTAAAACAGTTGTGGAAGACTACTCTGTCCCTCATATAGAAAATAATGATAGTGTATATATTTATGACTCGCAACAACTAGTAACTATTAATAGTATAAGCTATTCTGCCACTTCTAGTACTTATAATTTAGAACTTACTTCCTCCGACTTTTTTAAAATTACACTAGATGAGGAGTTAACAACTAATATAGCTAGCGCTACGGTAATTAATACTACAGATGATTTAATGGCGGATATTGTATCAGTAGATAGCATTAATAATATTGTTACTATAGAATATGATGATTCTATTTTTCCTTATAATTATGATTTATTTTCTCAAAGAATATACTCTGTAACCCCTTTTAGTTGGGACCTATTTAAAAATGTAGAGATTATAGATAATAAATTAGAAGTAGCATCTGTATCAGGTACTTATATTTTTAAAGTTGCTAGTGTAAATGCGCTAAATAGGAAAAGTAGCCCCGTAACAAAATCAATAAATTTAAGCAACTTACCTTTAGGGCAGGTAACAAACTTATCTCTAAGTGAGATTTTATTTAAAGATAGAACTAAAGGTATAATGTCAAGAATTAGCGGGGTATTTACCCATATAGTTGGGAGAAATGTTACTGAGTATGATATAGCTTATAAAATAAATTTATTATCAGGTTCTACCCCCCATCCTAGTGGTATGGTTGACTTTAATTCTTTTAAGATGGACACTAAAAGTGTAGGAGCAGATGGTAAAGTAAGATTTACGTTAGATAATATAGATATTGGTGCCACAGGAAATTTATACGAAATTGAAGTTAGAGTTACTCCTTTAAACGGTATAAATATTGGTACCTATAATATTAGTAAGTTGCAGCTACAAGGTAAAATAAATAAACCAGAAGCTCTTACTTCTTTTGAAGTTTATCAAACAGATAATACAATAGTATTTGAAGTAGAGTACCCTGTAGACTCTCAAGATAACTTAAATGAATTAGATATTCTGCATACTGAAATTAAACTAAGAGCGCCCTTATCTAATATAAATAACGCTATAGATAGAGAAGCTGCGTTTAATAACGGGGATATATTAATACTAATACCTCACCCCCTAACTAGAGCCGAAGTATCTACTGATAAAATTGGCGAAGGTAGCTTTACTTTTACTGCTAAAACAGTGGATACTAGTGGTAATAAATCTGAGGAAACTTCTGCTAGAAACTTATCTATAAGTTTATCTGCAACAATTGTAGCTATTGCAGCTTGGAATGAGGCAGAACCTAATTCTAATGTTGTTGCTAGTTTATTTAATAAAAATTATGGCGCTAACTACTTCGCTAGTTTTACAGAATCAGATAATGGGGGTTTTGTGTATGATATTGATCCTATCACTACTGCTGTATTAGGTGTGAACGCGCCTTCTTCTAATGCTGAAGACGCAAACGCTTCTACATCAGGATTTACTTGGAGTCTTGTATCAGACGACTTAACTACAGCAAATGACTTAATTATAACTTCTAGTCATGCTTCTTATATCTCTCCAGTACGTGACCTAGGATCTATAGTTAAGGGTTCTCTTTCTATAACTACTACTATAGCTAGCCAATTATCAGATAGTTGGGTAGAGTTAACAGATGATTTAATAGTAGGAGTAGCAGATGCTTCCCCTACTTCTAATATATTATTTGACGCAGACTTTGAAATTGGTAGTATTGTTGGCTATAATAACACAGATTTTGCTTTTAGTTATAGTAGTACTCATAATACTATTATTGCCAACTCTGTAGATACTAAAATATTTGCTATAATCAATCCTGGACAAGAAATAATAGGAGAAGTAACTGCTAGAGAAGATATATCTAATGTGTACAGCTATGCTTTAGTTGCAGGAGCTATTAATGCCCACGCTATAGAAATTTCAGGAGTTTATTATGCTAATGGTAACCCTGTTGTTGGAGGTAATACTAATAGTCTACCTTTATCAAATTTAACATCTAGTGGGAGTTCTTATAAGCTTGTTGACCTATATCAATTCTCAGACTCTGTAGGTAATTTAATATACTCTCCAGTTTTAGATATTAATAAAAATGTATTTGTTAGATTTTCTAGTGCTAATGTCTTTGCTACGTCTTCTGATAGCTCATCAAAGCCTCACGGTAATGTTGTAGTAGATTTATTTGATAGTACGGACTTAGAAGGGAACTGGACTCAGCAATATTTAGGACAAAAACGTTTTAGATATTTTCAAGTTAAAGTAGATGTTGATATACCTAATTACGGAGAGACTGCTAACGCATACATAGATCAACTTTACTATCAAGTATCTTCCCCCAGAAAGAGCTTTACTACGGCTGTTAGCTCTACAGGTAATATTTTAGGAAATATTTTTGTAGATTACAGTGCGGTTGGTTTTTATATATCACCTTCTGTATTCAGTCAAGTATTAGATGACAGTCCTTATCTTGCAAAAACGAATAGTTTGACAAACGTAGGGTGCAATGTTAGAATAATCGATGCTACAACTGGAGAAATCATAACAGATCCAAATATAGAAATAGTAGTATCTGCTACAGGAGCGTAATTTTAATGTCTTTAACTATATCCAATACCTTTCATCTAGCTACCACGGCAGATAGTTTAGCTTCTTCTAGAGTTTATTGGAATTCTAGTTTTAAAGCTGTACTACAGAACTTTGCAAGTGCAAATGCTATACCTGTAAGTACTAACGTACAATATGAAGACGGACTTACTTCTGCCCCAGAAGGGATGCTATACTATAACTCTTCCTCAGGAGGTATGTATATAAATACTACTACTTATGGTAGTGGGCCTTATGGCTCTTTTAGAAGACTCGGCTTGGGTACTAGAGCATATAATACTTTAGCAGCTGCTAGTAGTGACTCTGCTAAACTTGACCCCGGTGAATTACTAGTAGTTATTAATGATACAGCAGGAAGCCCTGCGAATAATAGAGTATACCTAGTATCAGATTCTAGTAAAACACTTGTTGATGTCGGTGTGCCTTACTTTAGAAGTGTTGCAAATACCACAGTAGTAGCTAAAAGTTTAACTGGTTATGAAATAGCAGATGGTACTATTACGGCAGCTCATATTGCTGACGGTACTATAATTGAGTCCGACTTTGCAGATAATTCTGTAACTGATGCAAAATTAAACTCTGCTTTAGTATTACTAGGATTAGTCTTATAGGAGTATATTAATATTATGTGGATGAAACTATCAATGATTTTAATTGCTTTATTATTAAGTGCTACTATGGTTTTTTCATGGTATTATAAACGTACTCAGAATACTATAATGACTTTAACAGAAAATAATGCTAAATTAGAATTAGCAGTTGAGTCCCAAAAAGAAACTATAGTAGCGATGCAAGAGAGTTTTAAAATGCAGGCAGCCGCTCTAACTACTCTTTCTTCTAGTAATCAAACACTAAATACAGAAAAAGAAGAACTATCTACTAAACTTATGAAACACGATTTAGAAGAACTAAGTAGACGAAAACCAGGCTTAATTGAAACTAGGATAAATAATGGTACAAAAGATCTTTTTAATAGTTTTATTGACCTTTCTATTGAGTAATTGCAGTAAAACAGTTAAGTCAATAAATATATTAAGTAAACCTTTAGAGGTAAGTATTGTGCAACCCGCCACACCCTCTCCTTTAAGGTTAACAAATATTCAATGGAAAGTACTTAATATAGATGATACCATATACTATGGTATGCGCGTAAAAGACTATGAGTTGTTATCTGCTAATATGTTAGAATTAAAACGATATATTGCAGCTCAACAAAATAATTTAAAATACTATATAGAAGTTACGGGGGGTAATAAGGAGAAGACCGATGCGTCTACTAATTAATTTACCCTTTGCGTTCAAATGAGAAAATGATTAAAGAACTAATTGATCTAGCAGATCAACGATTTGGCAATAAAGAGATAGAGTTGAGCAAAGTACTAATCACTCTATTAAAGATTTATAAGAAAGGTCAAATAAAAAGGTACAGCAGGCATTATATATCCCGCTAGCCGAATAAGGAGGGTATATGATAGATCCTATTACTGCCATTACTATGGCTACTTCTGCATATAACATGGTTACAAGAATGGTATCGGCAGGCCGAGAGTTTGAAGATACCGCACAACAATTAGGTAAATGGTTTGGTGCTGTTTCTGATCTGAGAAGAGCAGAACAACAAAACAAAAATCCCCCACTATTCAAGAAGTTGTTTGCTTCTGGTTCCATCGAAGAGGAATCATTAGCACTTCTTATGCACAATAAGAAAGTTATTGAGCAAGAGAAAGAACTCAAGACCTTATTGATGTTCCGTTACGGTGTTAATGCTTGGGATGAGTTGATTTCTCTAAGACGTAAGATTGCCAAACAACGTGAAGATACCATCTATAAACAAGAGGAAATGAGACAGGCGTTCATTGACACATTTCTCGTTATAGTACTGTCAGCAATAGGTGTTGCTATGTTGGGCGGTGCGGGTTATTGGATTGGTCTTGTTAAGGGTTGGTGGTAGTGTACAAGCTAGTTTTTATTACCGCAGGTATGCTTTGGATTGCGGGAAGTAATAAGCTAGTGACTGTATGTAAGTATAAAGGCCCAGCTGGGGATTATGTAAGTACGTATATTAAGTATAATTCCTTATGTAAAACTGAGATTAAAATAAAATAATAGTCTAAAAGGAGAATTTATATGGTTAAACAACTAGAATCAAATTCAAAATATAATCAGTTTGATACTGATGGAGACGGTATTGTAAGTGATGAGGAATTAAAAATGGCAGAAGAAATTAATCGTATTGAGTTTGAAAGATTACAAATGGAAAATCAAGATAAACGTGAAGATGCTCAACGAGGCATGGCATGGTTTGCTCTGTTCGGCATGCTACTATACCCTTTTTCAGTAGTACTAGCTAGTTTTCTAGGACTAGAAGCTGCTCCTAGTATTTTAGGAGATATGGCTCCTACGTACTTTGTATCTGTTGCTGCAATAGTAGCAGCATTTTATGGTTCTCAGGCGTATACAAGCAAAAGTTAATTTTAAAAAATTAATTATTGGTAATACCTGTCACTATGAATTATAATATATGGAATTGGAGAGAAATAAAATGGTAAAAACTATAAATAAAAAGTCAGTTACTCCGCTACCAAATGAGTTTAGAAACTTAGATAGTATGACTTCGGAAGAACGTGATGCACGCTATAGTAAACTAGCAAGTGCTGATAATCCTAACCCTACAATTACTACTACTCAGATACGAGGTCAATCAATTGGTATGAACCCTGTATCTAAAAAAACAAAAAGATAATAGGAGATTACAATGAAAGAAGTAAGTGGAAAACCAAGCGATTTTACTACTGGAAGAGGCGATGAAAATAATTTTATCGAAACTCCAGATGGACGCGCTAAAGGTAAAAGAAATATTGCTGGAACACCAGTGAACTCTAATGGTGGAACTACCGCTATGAGAGGAACATCAACAAGCGCGGCTAATGCTGGGCTAGCTAAAGTTAATGTTGCTGAGTATACGGCCCCTCACTCTATGACTGGTGGAATGGCTAACGCCCCTCTAAAACCAGGACATGCTGGTATGGGTACTGTTGGAAAAAAAGCAAAAAGATAGTACTTAACTATTTAATAAATAAAAAAAGCGGGTAATTTACCCGCTTTTTTTTTATTTTGTACCTTCTGCTATAGTAGAAAAGAAGTTTTTATTATAGTAGGACTCTAATTCACCTAAACTTCCCATAACTCTTTCATTTAAATAAATACAAGGAGAGTAATTTAAACCTCTCCCAAGAGCAGTCTGAGCTGTAGACTCATTATACTGTTCATGCATAACTTGCTCTCCATGATCTTTTAGTATTTTAAGTGCGAGAGGAGTTTTATCACAATTAGGAACTGAAAATACTCTCCATACATTACGTTTAGTACTGTCTTTTTTCCAGTATTTAGGTGTTTCTTTTACTGTAGTGATTGCCTTTGCGGGCATTGGTTTAGCAGCTGCTACGGTTGTAGGAGCTACAGTAGCATTTGAAGTAGGTTGATTCATTTTTAATCCTTATCTATAAATTCTTCCGCCATTGGGAAGACTTCAGCTATTGCTTTGCCAATTTCTCTAGCAAGTTCAATATGTTCTTTTTGTGTCCCGTTAGAGCTACGTAGTTCAATATAGTGAATCCAACTACGAAGTGTACCATTTACATATAGCCTAGAAACTGTATTGCCTTCTGGTAGAACTACACGGGCTTGTTCTTTTGCAATACCATTTGCTATAGCCCAATCATAGGCATGTTTAGCAGTTTCAATTACTTTCTTTTGATGCGCGCACCACTCTCGGCTAATATCTGAATCAAAAGTTTTATTTAAGTCAAAATCAACTGAGTTCTGACGGTTCTTAGTATCTTGCCACCGGGCATCTCTAACAACAAACTGATCACCCATTAGGGCTGGATCAGCGTATCTCTGAGAAAATTCTTGAAAGCTAAATGATCGATGTCTCAAGAGTTGTCTTGCGATGTCCCTAGTGGTTTCAACTTCAATTGTAGCTGAGGCCATTTCCAGAGGACTCCAGTGCTTATGTTTGATGAGGTATCGTATGAGTTTCTCTGCTGTCTCGGAATTGAGTTGATTGGAGGGATTCGAGACACGGGCGCAATAGGCGACCAAATCTTGGGCATCATATAATCCTATAACAGTTTGTGGGTTAACAGTCGTGTGACCTAGAAGTCTTACTTTCATAAGTTAGCCTTTACTAAGAGATTTTGCTAGTACTTCTTCAACTACCTCAGGATGTTCGCACATAGAGATAGCGCTATTTAGATAACTTTTTAAATCCATTAATTCTTTATTTAACATTAAAATTTCTTTTCCACTATTTAAGTTTTGAATATATTTAGCTTTACCTTTTATAGGCAGCGCACTAATTAGATTATCTAGTGTTTTATATTCTTCTACTAAAGCTTGACTACGTTTTTTACCAATACCTTCAATACCGTGTATATTATCACTTTTATCCCCTTCGATAATACGAGAGAATAGAAATTCTTCAGGACTTAATTGATATTCAGACTGTAAAGTGTCTAATGTTACTTCTTTACGAGAAAATAAATTAAATACACTTACGTTATCATCTAAAAGTTGGAACATATCTCTATCACTTGATACAATCCATACGTTATCATACTTACTTTTAAGATTTAAAGTTAAGTATGTAATAATATCATCAGCTTCGATACCTTTAAATTTATAATGTTCATAAGGTAGAATCTCGGTAGTATCTTTAAGACAATTAAAAAAACCTGTAAAGCGTTGCTGCTCTTCTTCTGTGCGTTCTACTTTTCTATTTTGTTTGTATTCTGGAAAAATTGCTTTTCTATAAGAAGAAGCGCCGACGTCAAAACAACAAATAGTACGTACTGCAGAATAGCTTTTAGCTAGACTACTAATTGTTCTAATATACTCTTGAGAATAATTATCATAATTTGGTCTGTGTAGGTACCTAAAGGCTAAATTATTAGCATCGATAAGTAGTAAGTTTCGTTCTTCTAGTTTACTCTGTTCTAGTTCGGCTAAGTCATTCCAAGTGCTAGTCATATAATTATTCCTTATTATTATACTTTATAATATAAGATAATTGATCAAATGGCAAGAAAAAATTAAAAGTATACTTACTACTTTGACGTTACTTTTGCAAGCCAGTCGTCAAATAAACCCATTTTAAAGTATAGGTCATCTATTCTAACTTCTAGTTGGTCAGACACAACAGTATCATCATCCCAGCACGCATATATCTTACTTCTATCCCATTTGTATACTAGTAAAGGACTTTTTTTCATTACTGCAGCTTCTCTAATAGTTTGTTTCCAAAAATCAAGAAGAAGCGACGACTTCTTAGCGCTAATAAGGTTATTCCAGGTAACTTCTTTATGATGTTTAGCCTCAATACAATATGGAAATTCTGGCAGCCAAGGACAATATACATCCCCTTTTAGATATGCTAAGGCTCCTGATAGTGGTACTCTTTCAAACTTATTGTTAAAATGCTCAGAGAATAAGTCTCTAACAACATACTCAAAACTTCTACCTTTAGTTTTACTTTTATTACTGTTCATAGCAACTCCCTTCTCTTATATAGTATATAAAGTACCAGCAAAAGTCTATAAAAAAAGAGCCCAGAATTGGACTCTCTAAATTTTAAACATATACCTATAATATCTATTTAGATGCTAATTCTCTTGCATAAGTCATTGCTTGTTTTGCTTCTGTATGAAAGCCCAAACGTTGTAGCTCTTGAGCTGCTTTTACGTACCCACGAATTTCTAAACCAAGGCTTATAGCTACCCATAAATTAGAGAAAAAGTTTGTAAAAGGATTTACTACGTAATTAAGTGCTAGTGTTGTCATTACACACATCCTTTAAACATTGCTACTTTTGCTTCTTTGTATTTTCCGATTTCTGCTAGTTTACTTGCTTTAATTGATTTTATTAATGTTTCAATATAATATTTCATTAGACCCATCCTTTGAGATTACGCACAGCATCTATTTGCCAAGGTGCTTCGCCTCTACTTAACATACGTTGACGTCTTTCAATTTCATCTAAGCTACTGCTAGAGCTTAACCATTTATATACTCTGTCTTGTTCTGTAGTTCTAAACTCTGTAGAAAATAACCATTTTATAAATTTAAGCATGGTAAGATTTCTCGGCTATTTCTTCTATAGACCCGCGACAGACCCCCATATCTTGAAGTTCTCTGTCAGATAGAGCAGATAGTTCTGTAATAGTACGTCTTACTGATGCTCTACGCATAAGGTATCTTACTATAGTCATATATAGATCAGTAAGAAAAGTTAAATTTAGTAATGCATTAGCTGATAAAATTAATTGTGTCATTGTAGTTCTCCTATAAAACTATAATAACACAACTATCTTTAAATTACTACTATCAAAATGTCAAACCCGGTATGCAAAATTTGCATAGCTTATAGGTACAAAACGCCTTCTTAATATTATAGACTAAATCCTGTAAAAGAAGTGTCGCTAACATCTTGTTTAGTACCTCCTACAATATACGAAGAAATTTCTGTTTCTTGGGGGGCTACTTGTACTTCAGCACCACTAATCCATTTCTGTGTCCAAGGTAAAGGATTAGACCTAGGTACTGAAAAAGTAGGTTTCATGCCTATAGAAGTCATACGTTTATGGGCTATCCATTCAACATAGTCTTTTAGTAGCTGAGCATTTAAACCAATCATCGAGCCATCTTTAAATAGATATTCAGCCCACTGTTTTTCTTGCTCAATAGCCTCCATAAACATACGATCTAATTGACTTGCACATTCTTGAATAATAGAAATATAATCTGGATCATCTTTAGCAAACAATTTCATAATCTGTTGAGTAGACGCAAGATGCAGGTTCTCGTCTCTAGCTATAAACTTAATGATCTTCGCATTGCCTTCCATTTTCTTAAGTTCTGCGAATGCCCAGCTGCACGCAAAGCTAACATAAAAACGCACACCTTCAAGAATATTAACGCTAGCCATACATAAATATAATTTTTTCTTTAACTCGTAAAGATCAACTACTATTTCCTTACCATTTACTGTATGAGTACCTACGCCTAGTAGTTGATACCATTGGCTAGCCTCAATTAAAGCATCATAGTACTCAGTAATGTCACTAGCACAATCTACGATTTCTTGAATATCTAACATCTCATCAAAGACTTTACTTGGATTAGCATAAACATTACGAATAATATGCGTATAGCTACGACTATGTATGGTCTCACTAAAGGCCCAAGTCTCAATCCATGTTTCTAGTTCAGGAATAGTTACTAAAGGTAGTAGCGCTAAATTAGGACTACGACCTTGTACTGAGTCTAGTAAAATTTGACGTTTTAAATTAGCTGTAAAAATATGTTGTTCAGACTCGGATAACTCTCTAAAATCTTTAGCGTCTTTCATCACATCTACTTCTTCTGGTCTCCAAAAGAATCCAAGTTGTTTATCTGTCAGTTTATCAAATTGACGGTACTTCATAGTATCATATCTTTGCATTCCTAGATCCTCATTTGGATCTAGGAACATTAAGGCATTAGTGTGATCAATATTTTTAGTGCTTAGTACAGACATATATTTTTCCTATTTATTATATTACGCAGCTTTCACATTCGGCGTCTTCAATTTCTTCAACTTCTAAAGGTTCGTCACTTAGTTTATTTAAATCTACCTCACCTTGCCCATCATAAGTATTAAAGTAATATAACTGTTTGCCTCCATACTTATAAAACATTAGTAGATGTTGTAGCATTAAACTCATTGGTATTTTTTCATCTGGAAAGAATTGTGGGTTATAACTTGTATTAACACTAATTCCTTGGTCAATATATTTTTGTAATACAGCCATAATCTTAATATAACCTTCAGGGCTACGCTGATCCCATAGTAGATCATATTTAGATTTTAACTTATGAATACCAGGAATAACTTGTTTTAATACTCCATGTTTACTTTGCTTAATACTTACAAAAGATCTAGGAGGCTCAATACCATTTGTAGAGTTAGAAATTTGAGCACTTGTTTCTGCAGGCATAAGAGCCATTAGTGTAGAGTTACGAATACCGTGAATTTTTAACTCTTCACGTAAACTACCCCAGTCCATACGTTCTACATGAGGTATTAGTTCATCAAGATCAGCTTTATAAGTTTGGTTAGGAGTTATCCCTTGAGCATACTTTGTTTCATTTGAGGCAAGGCAAGCACCTTGTTCTTTTGCTAGCTCTACACTTGCTTTAATTAAGTAGTAACTCCAAGCTTCAGCCCACTCATCAATTAATACTAGGTTAGGGTTTTGATAACTAGTATTATTTTTAGCTAACCAATAAGCAAAGTTAATAATACCTATCCCAAGGGGGCGACGAAGATCGGTTGCACGGCGTGCAGCTTTAACAGGGTAATCTTGGTATCCTAGTAAGGCGTCTAAGCCTCTTACTGCAAGTCTGCAAATACGTTCAAAATCTGATAAAACTTTAATATTACCCCAATTTATAGCACTAAGGGTACAAAGAGCAATCTCTCCTTCTTCATCATTAAAATCATTTAAAGGTTTAGTAGGTAAATTAATTTCGGTACACAAATTAGATTGTCGAATAGGTGCTACTTTTTCAATAAAACTAGAATGAGTATTAGCATGGTCTACGTTCATTAAGTAAATCCGACCAGTATTTTTTCTCTCTTCCATAAAACTACTAAATAAATCAACTGCTTTAATAGTTTTTTTACGAATTGTAGAATTACGCTCTGCTGCTTCATATAGTTTTTTAAAAGTATCTTGATCGTTAAAAAAAGAATCAAATAATCCTGGCACATCGCTTGGAGAAAGATCGGAAGAGCACA